GCAAACGGGTGTAACAGCCCATTCGATTTCCTCCCCTTTCACGATTACCGGTGTTCGTCCGAAAACGATGCGCCTTCTCCCGTCGCCGTCTCCGGTGACGAATGTGATCAAGAACGTACCAAAAAACACGACAAAGGTCATCACCCGTAAAGGCGTGATTCCTCTGGCCGGACAACCGGCTTCAATCTGTGTGATTACCACGACTATGGACATCCCGGCTGGTGCCGATACAGCAGACGCGAACTCAATCCGCGCTGCTTTGTCTGCCCACTTTGGTGTCCTAGCTCAGCAATCTGCTGGGCTTGGCGACACCGTGGTTACTGGCGTTCTTTAAACACAAAGCGACTTTACGGTCGCTGGAGAAATATGTATGTTGGGTTCAACTGCTCTTTTATCCGCACTCTTACTAGACCTTGAACAGGTTGTCGGTCCGATCGACCTTTCGGTTGATGTTCCGCCCGAAGCGACTGGTAGAGATCTGGCTTGCCAGATCCTCGCCCGTAGCTTTCTTAAAAAGGAGATCGCCACGACGTCGTCAGCAGATGACGCCGCGATAGATAAGTTCCTTACCGTTAATGAACGGATGAGAACCTTCGCGATTCCTCACAACCTTTCGGAGCACGTTTCGTTCATACTGTCTAACATGCGCTACAATATCTATCGTGATATGTTTCGCGGTCAAGACTGTATCTTGAACACGACCGACATCTTTGGAAATTTAGATGTCGGTCCGGGTGCTTCTGTTCATGCACTTGACACCTCCTTTTATTCAAAGGTAGGTACAGGTCGTATGAGCTCTACGAACCTAGGTCTTAATAAACTCTATGAAGAGTTCATTTCGACACGTCCCCGTTGGCTGTCCGCTGAAAATTGCAGACGTCAATTGTCGGGTGTTGTCGATCTCGTAAGAGGAAGTAAACTCTCTACTGTTCCGAAGAACGCAGAGATCTCTCGGACTATATGTACCGAGCCTTTGCTGAACATGATGTTCCAGAAAGGCATCGGCGCCACATTCGAAAGGTTGCTAAAAAGTCGCTACGGCATCTGCTATAGCGGCTCAGGGGATCAACCCCTGCAACCAGAGAAGAATGGTGAGCTGGCGCGGCGAGGTTCATTGACTGGAATGTTTTCCACGATTGACCTCTCCTCCGCATCAGACTCGATCTCCAATGCTCTGATCAGTTACCTATTCCCTAAGGAAATAGTTGGCTGGTTGAAGCTTACGAGGTCGCCTACGACGACATTGCCTAATGGCGATGAAGTCGACTTACATATGGTGGCATCTATGGGCAACGGATTTACCTTTCCGTTGCAAACTTACATATTTGCCTCTATCGTCCGATCCGTCTATGAGCTGTTGGAGATACCCGTGCAATACCCGAGAGGGCAGAGCATAGGTAATTTTGGTGTCTTCGGTGACGATATAATCGTGCACCACCAGGCCACCAATCTGACGCTTGAGGTCCTTGGTGTTTTGGGTTTTGTCCCAAACCACGCTAAGACCTTTACAGATGGAGATTTCCGCGAATCCTGTGGTTATGACTACCATAATGGTGTCAACGTTAGGCCAGTGTACTTGAAAAAGTACGTGACCTTACAGGATAAGTTTTCCCTGTTAAACAGACTTCTCGATTGGTCGATGAGGCACAAAGTACATCTGACGAATACTCTTGTCCATTTTAAAAAGATGCTTGGCACTAAATTGTGCGGCATCCCTATATATGGCAATGAGGAGTCAGGCGTACGCATGCCTCTGTCGATAGCTCGAGACTTCGGTGTGAAGACGGTGCTACATAAGGATATAGGGTCTCACGGATTCCTTTACGGTCTCTATGAACCTCGTGTTCAATATGTATGCGTCGGCGACGGCTTTATAGTTGATGGTAAAAACCAATTCAACTACGACGCCCTCGTGCTTTCACTCCTAAGGGGTAACTTACGGAACGATCGTTATAATCCAAGGATGGATCTAACTTTCAAGAAACGGCAGAAGTACACACCAACGTGGGATGTACCGATGCCTGGTAAAACGTACGATGTACGTTGGGCAACGCTGACATGGATGTTAGCGGGATAGTCCGGAGTTGTGATGCTCCGGAGCCTCCACCCTCGGTCAATGGATATGACCGCCTTCTC